TGGGAATGGCTGGACACTGCTCCAGAAGACTGTCGTATGTCGCCTTACATTCATCAACAAATTTCAAACCCTCCTTTTTACGTTCTTCCCGGGGGAGGGCTAATTGTAGTCGAATATTTCTCGAAAGACTTCCGTGACCCAGAGCTGATGTTCTGTGATTTTCCATCAATTCATTCACCTTGAGGAATTGCATGATCGTGGCAATCAAACCTGCCACTAAATTTAGACCACCGATAATAGATGGTGCCGCTGGTTGTATACTCGGAGGTAATGTACTTTGAGCAAAATTTGCAGTACCAGTGATGGTTGAAAGTACGATGACGGGTAAATTAAAACGCAGACTCAATTTTTTATACAATAAGAATGAACGATGGTGCATATACCGATAACACGCCGCCGCCTCACCCCACTGTCTCAATATTAGTTCATGTTGCTCATTCCATAAATCGCCGACAGGAATTTTTTTTTCTTCTGTCATACTATAAGATGAATATAATATTTGCCATCCATCTATTTTTTTTAATCGGAATTTTGGTCGTTCCTTTCACGAATAACCGTCAAAATCTGGAATTTTACTCGATTTTGATCCCATTCATCTTTTACCACTGGTCTGTAAATGATGACACGTGTGCTCTAACACAAGCGGAGATGTATATCACTGGTAAGGAAAAGGAACAAACGTTCATGGGGCGGGTCGTTGGTCCAATTTACAAGATGGAGGATAACGATGTCAATAATTTCACTAAAACGCTGTTCTTCTTCCTATGGGCGATCGTGCAATACAGACTGGGACACTTTGATTCATTTATAAAAGATCTGAAATTGCTATGGGGTGGTAAATAATATAAAGGTTATACGAGTACATATAACAAAGATGGATGCCAGGTTACAGAAACAGATTCAAGATCTTAATGCAGTTAAAAATGCGTACAAAGAATCGTACATGTCTAATCTCGAATTTTTAGAAGAGAAGCGTGACCGTGTAAATATTCAACTCGAACGAGCGACTTCCGAATTAAAGACAGAAATTCTAACGAAGCAACGACAGCATTACGAAAAGCAGATTGAAGAGCTGGATGCAGCGATCGAAAGGGCTGTCAAGGAAGTTGATGATAAACTCGCGAATATTGAATCCAAGCGAAATGAATTAAGAGATCAAATTAGACAAGAAAAGGAATCATTTGAATTTAACATCGAGAGGATTCGCGAGGGTGTATCTAGGAAGAACGTGAATGATATATTCGCGATGTTTGGACACGTAGCCAACGCTCTTGAAATTATTAAGAATGACTGTTCTTAAAAGATTTTCGTCGTCTATAATAAATGAAGAAGAAGGTAAAGACACAATTATTGATGATTCTTTTCGTCATTCTTTTCGTCACACTCGTCGCCGTCATCATCTATCTGGTACAAAATCCAGTCATAGTTAAAGTTCCGGTTAGAACACCTGTACCCACACCCGTGCGTCAACCTATACGACACGAACCTGAATTCAGGGGACCGCCTATTCGAAAATATAAACCCGGGTATATGCAACAGATGGGAATACTCGTTGGTTCTGGTGAAGAGACACTACCCCTTTATGGTAAAGAAGTTACTGGACGTCGTGATCGATACCATTATTACACGACGACCGGTGGGGAAAATCTTTATCCGATACCCGTAACACACAATGCGCGTGATTGCATGGAGGATATTGGATGCCAGGAATTGTATGGGAATGAAACAGTCTCAGTGACTGGAAAAACTGGTTCATTCACAGTTAATATGTATAGAACAGATGATTTTTTTAACACTACTTCTTCGTTCGGTTAGTTACATCGCGATACAGACGACCGGAAAGTACACACGACGAGAAGCAGCAACAGAGAATGACTATCACGGATGCCTGACTTCCCCTGCCGAATCGAATACCCATAGCTATCGCAGCCAGAGCACACATGATACTGACGACATTTCCGACCACACCCCATACGGGCATGGCCTTAGTCGCACACAGATTTGGAATTTCCTCAAGACCAGACATTATTATACTATTACCTAACAAAAATTATTTTGGTGAGATTGTATAATGTCGTACTCTCTTCCCTGGAGACCCGTATGTTTCGAAAGTTTAGCTTTCATTTGGATCAATTCCGCAGTTGTCTCACCATCGAGGTATTTGAAGAAATCTTTCTTTGCCTCCATGTCGTCCATCTGCCCCGTTTCTTTTTTCGCCTGGACATAAGGCCATGTATGTTTTCGCAACGCACTTAATTCTGATTCGATTCGATTGAGTTGTGGTAAAATAACTTCTCGTATGAGTTTATTCGTTTCACGTAGATCGTCTTTCCAATAGGACATGTATTTATCGAGTGTCACATCTTTAAATAGGGGTTAATTTGAAGGTTAGAGATCTAGGTTCTTTTATATCATCGAGATTTTTCAAACCCTTGATATCGATCGTACCCATGGCATCATTCTTCGCGTCGAGGTATAATGCACGGGTCGTATCACCGAGTAGCAAAGAATACATACCCTCATCTCCATTTAACGCCTTTATGATATTGAATAGGTAATCACCCCGTGGCGAATCCACGGGTGTCGTGTCAATGCGATTCTCAATCACGGTGATATAGGATGGCGTGTTCGTTTCCTTATCTGTAGCTTCGATTGTGATGACTTTATTATTGACAACCTTGACGGATACAATTCTCGTTATACCGTCATACGTTGAAAACCTAAATTTATTCGTTTTCTTGAAATTGTCGAGAAGGGCATTCTCGTACACATATTTTTCGCGACGCCCCCGAAATTTAAAAAACACGAGGATGATGACGACGGCGGTGATGAGTAAAATCAAGTTAAGATTCTCCATTTGTTATATTAAAATATAATTATCTGGAACCTTTTCAGCATAAACTTACGAACTTCACTCTCGGTCGGATGACTCCATAAGTACCATCTCGACCAGAAACCAGCACCATCAACACCACTCTTCTTCCAATCCTCTTTGTCACTCGAGGAGACTTTGAGCATCATTTTATGGATCTGTCCTGGATCTCTCTCGGCTATTGTTCGCTTGGGTACTTGACCACCATGCCTGAGAACATAGGAACGCATACGTGAAGGATTCTTGTGTTTGGTGTAGTCGGAATACCCACTTGCACCAAAGTCAACAGTCCTGCCGTCTTCTAGGACAGCCCTGAACTTTTTCTTACGATCAGGGCTCTTTATAATCTTGACGCGCATACTTATCTTTTACTGATAAAATTTATGTTTTAGCGAATGAGAGACAACATAGATTTATTCGCGGCGTCCATCATATCTTCCGCTTCCTTGGAGACGGCATCAAAGGCGGTGGTATCTGAAGCCGAAGGAGACCTTTTATTACGACGGCGGCGGCGTTTGTATTGTTCCGCCCTGGGGAGGAAGAATAGGTGCTCAGGACCACGCTTGACGCGGTACATGTGATCGTACACGTGTAGGAGCCCAATAGCGATTGCAATACTTCCGACGACGGCACCCTTCATCTTACGAGCTTTCCACGCGTACACGACGATGATACCGACAAGTGTCAGTTGAACTAGGGTCAGAGTGGGCATCACGAAACGCTTCTCGACAGTTTTGACTTCTTCGACAGGGGTGGGGGCGTATTGTTCCATTGATCCGCCGTATCCGGGCATGTTTATTATCTACGGAGAAAATAATGTGGCCCCTCATCCTGGTACCAATGGGTTTGGTTTTCTATGATTACCTGAAGGCACCTATCGATCGCTTGTATTTTCAGAATCCACGACGACCCCTAATAGGTATGCGAAACACGATCATTGACGTTCTCGCCGGATCTTCAAATTACGCGATCTGGGAATATCCCGGGTTGTGGCTCATCAAATTCCATTTTCGAAAAATTCAAATGGAGTTTGAAGAAGTTTCCAAGAATCTTGAGAAACAATACTTTCATAATCTCGATCCATGGTTCGATAAGAATGACAAATACTATTTCTACAGAGCCGAAAACTTTCCAATTCTAAAAAGTCTCATCGACCAAATTCCCTGTATACACAAAGAGACGGCACTCTTCGCAGTTGTTGAAGGACCGATGACCATTGCACCACATCGCGCAGAGACGAACCTCTTACTTCGATACCATATCACGATAGAGGGTGGTGGTGATTGTACACTCTACACTGAGAAGGGACCCCACGTACACAGAGAGGGTGAAGAAATCCTCTTTGATCACGCGCGATACCATGAACTTACCAAGACTGGTCAGGGTAGGAGAGTTGTCCTGATTTTGGATATTCATAGATGTTTCTGACAGACTGCGATGTACATGTCACTCCCACCGATCAGTTCGAGTTCAGTGTTGTCTACTATGCGTTTTGTGAATGGACCAGGCTTACCATTGCCACATCGCATACAAAGTGCCGACAGTTTTGTCACTTCACTCGCTAAGGGTATACAATCAAGAATCTGGCCCCACTTTCTCTGGAACGCATCGGCATCAAGACCCGCAATGATGACTTCCTTGCCTGCACCCAGGCAGTACCGAACAAAGTGTTGGAGATCGGGAAAAAATTGCACTTCATCGACAGCGATGATCTCGGCATCTTCAAAAGCTTGTGTGTCGATAAGTTTGATAAGTTCGAACATTTTGTGGCAATCAAACTTCACATTATCGTGGGTCTTCAGAACTTCATCGGGGGAACGTGTATCCTTGGCAGAATTGACAACCATGATCCGTTTTCCCAAAACTTTGAGTCGCTTCAGTCTCCGAATAAGTTCCGAAGTTTTCCCCGAAAACATATTCCCCATGATAATTGAGAGACCCATCCTGACTTATTAAAATAATGTTGTATTTTTTATATGGGTGATTTTATTCGAGCAACTTTCGAGGGTTACA